CAGTAACATTTAGAATACATAAAAAAGTTAATATTTTTGATAAAGGATTTGATGAAAAAATTGATAGGGACGCGGAAGGATATGGAAAATACGATGACCCTGATGATAGCGATTTTGATGAACCTTCAAAAACTAAAAAATTAGAAAGTAAGTCTACTTATAAAAAAATAATGGAGATGAAATAATGGAGTGGTTAAAAAAGTTAATTTTTGCAATTTTAGGACTTTTTGGTTTAAGTACTATTTTAAGTGCTAACAAATCAAGAGAAGTAAAAGAATTAGGGAAGGTAATCAAAGAAAATAAAAAGAAAGAAAAAGAAGTAGTTAAAAAAATAGAAAAATTACAAGTACATAAAAATAAAAATAAAAAAGAAATAACAAATATGAAAAGAAAATTGACCATACATAAAAAAGAGGTCGAAAAAATGGAAACAGCTTATGAAAATGATGATGTAGAAGATGCAGCAGATTTTTTGAGGAAGTTTTCCAAGAGTAAATAATTATATATATGTATATAAGGAGAAAATAAAATGGCTGATGCAGGAACAATGTTCAGATCATTACCAACTGACCAGAAACTTGGTGATTATAATGGAATAACCAAAGTACTATCAAGCACAACTGTAGCCTTTACTGGTTCAAATGCCGGTGCAGGATTTATATGTGAAGTAGTAACTAATGTTGTTGTTCACGGATCTGGTGGTGGAACAATACCAGGAACATCATTGACAGCAGATACACTTTATCCGATTGGTGTAAATAAAGTAGTAATTGGTTCAAGTGGTGTAGTTTACGTATTACATAGATAAGGAGTGAATATGAAATATCTTTGGATATTATTGCTATCCATTCCATTATTCGGGCAACAAACTTTTACACAAGAAGAAGCGTTGGAAATGATTAAACAACGAGATGCTCAATGGGAAGGTAAAATAGAAAAGGCCGATTTACTAATTGCGTCACAGAAAGTATTGATTACTGATTATGAAGGTTTAGTTGGTAAGTTAGAAGATCAAGCTAATGTTGATTCTTTAATAATAGTGGCAAAAGGTAAACAATTAGAAGCTTTGAAGGCACAAAATGAGGCCAATGAAAAAATGGCAAAATTAGCAAAACCAAGTTGGTATGAAAATAAGTGGTTGTATTTTGGATATGGTGCAGCCGCAATAATTATACCGACTTATTTTGGGATTCAAATAGCGGACATAGCAAATTAATGAGTAATATGAAAGAAGTCATCAAAAAGGAATATTTAAAATGTGCACAGGATCCTGCATATTTTCTAAAAAAGTATGCTGTTATCCAACATCCAATGGAGGGTAAGATACCATTTTCCTTATATCCATTTCAGGAAAAAATGATATATGATTTTGATAAACATAACTATAATGTTATTTTAAAGGCCCGTCAGTTAGGTATATCAACACTTACTGCAGGATACGCATTGTGGATGATGACTTTTCAGACTGATAAGAACATATTGGTTATTGCCACCAAACAAGACACAGCTAAAAACCTTGTAACGAAAATCCGAGTAATGCACGCAAACTTACCTAATTGGGTAAAGTCAAATTGTGTTGAGGATAACAAATTATCATTAAGATACAGTAATGGTTCACAAGTAAAGGCAATCGCAAGTTCTGAAGATGCAGGTCGTTCAGAAGCACTATCACTTTTGATACTTGATGAAGCAGCGTTCATTGAAAAAATAGATTCAATATGGACTGCCGCACAAAGTACTCTTGCAACTGGTGGTCAATGTATAGCACTATCTACACCAAATGGTGTTGGTAATTGGTTTCATAAAGTTTGGATTGATGCAGAAGAAGGGAAAAGTGATTGGAATTTTATAAGACTTCATTGGTCTTTACATCCAGATAGAGATGAAGAATGGAGAGCAGAACAAGAAAAACTTTTGGGACCTTCAATGGCAGCTCAAGAATATGATTGTGACTTTATCACTTCAGGTCAAACTGTAATTGATGGTGTTATCTTGGAAGAATATAAAAATAAACAAGTTGAAGAACCCATTGAAAAGAGAGGTATTGATAGTAATTTGTGGATTTGGAGACAACCAAATTATTCAAAAGATTATGTTGTTTCCGCAGATGTTGCTCGTGGTGATGCAACAGACTTTTCTGCATTTCATGTAATAGAAATAGAGAGTATGGAACAAGTGGCAGAATACAAGGGAAAGATACAATGTTGCTATAGAGTATAATAACGCGATATTAGTTATTGAAAACTCGTCTATTGGTTGGGCAACCATCCAACAAGTAATTGATAGAGAATATGATAATTTATTTTATACATCAAAAGATTTACAGTATGTAGATATTGCAAGACAAGTAACAAACAGATACAGACATAAAGATAGACAAATGATCCCTGGTTTCAGTATGACTATGAAAACAAGACCATTAGTGATAGCAAAATTAGAAGAATATTTTAGAGAAAAATCAGTCATAGTACATTCTAATAGACTGATTGATGAATTATTTGTGTTTATATGGCACAATAACAAGGCCCAAGCAATGGAAGGATACAATGATGACCTTCCAATGAGTTTGGCTATAGGACTGTGGGTAAGAGATACTGCACTTAGGTTAAAGGCAGAGGGAATCGCATTACAAAAAACAGTCCTAAATAAAATGTTAGATTATGAACCACTTTACACTCCAGAAGAAGAAACAGCCGAAGGTTGGGAGTGGGATATACGTGGTGAAAAAGAAGATCTAACTTGGTTAATAAAATAAGAGGTAAATTATGGCAAGAACAAGTTTAAGAGCTAGATTACAACGATTATTTTCCACAAATGTCATTGTAAGACATGCAGGTGGAAGAATGTTAAAAATAGCTGATACAGATAGAGTTCAGGCGGCAACAAGAAAAGGTATGGTGGATAGATGGTCAAGACTCCATTCTAATTTAACAACGGGTGGATATGGACACGCCCAGGCAATCAGTTTTCAGGCAGAAAGATTGGGGTTATTTAGAGATTATGAAGAAATGGACGCAGATGCAATTATATCATCAGCACTTGATATTTATGCAGACGAATCCACAATGAAATCAGAATATGGTCAAGTATTGGAGATTAGTTCAGAAAATGAAAACATTCACGATATATTACATAATCTTTTTTATGATATATTGAATATAGAATTTAATTTATGGCCGTGGGTTCGTAATCTATGTAAATATGGAGATTTCTATCTCTATTTAGACATTAAAGAAAAGTATGGTATTACAAATGTAGTTCCACTTTCAGCATACGATGTAACTCGTATTGAAGGTGAGGATCCAGAGAATCCATATTATGTTCAATTTGTAGTTGAAGAAGGCGATACAAGACATACTGGCCGTATGCATGGACAGAAGGAATTAGAAAATTATGAAATAGCACATTTTAGATTACTTTCAGATGCAAATTTTATACCTTATGGTAAAGGTATGATTGAAGGGGCTCGTAAGATTTGGAAACAATTAAGTCTTATGGAAGATGCAATGTTAATTCATAGAATTATGAGAGCACCAGAAAAGAGAGTTTTCAAAATTGATATTGGTAACATTCCACCTGCAGAAGTTGATAACTTTATGCAGAAGATTATTACTAAGATGAAAAAAACACCCGTAATGGACCAAAATACAGGTGATTACAATTTGAAATATAATATGCAAAATATTACTGAAGATTTTTTCTTACCAGTTCGTGGTGGAGATAGTGGAACTTCAATTGATAGTTTATCTGGTCTTACTTATGAGGCTGTAGATGACATTGAGTATCTTCGTAATAAGTTAATGGCGGCATTAAAAATTCCAAAGGCCTTTCTTGGATATGATGAGGCAGTTGGTAGTAAAGCAACACTTGCCGCAGAAGATGTTCGTTTTGCAAGAACTATTGAAAGAATTCAGAGAATTGTTACGAGTGAATTAACAAAAATTGCAATCGTTCATTTATATTCACAAGGATATACAGATGCAGACCTTGTAAATTTTGAATTGGAATTAAAGAATCCATCTACAATATATGAAGAAGAAAGAATTGAATTGTGGAATAATAAACAAAGTCTTGCTTCAAGTATAATGGATGCAAAGATAGCTGATACAGAATGGATTTATGATAATATTTTTAAGTTTACTGAAGAAGATAAAAGGGAAATAAGACTTGGTATTATTAAAGACCAAAAACGGAAGTTTAGATGGTCACAGATTGAAATGGAAGGTAACGATCCAGTTCAAAGTAAGGAAGCAGTTGGAACACAAGGGGCTGCGGCAGGTGGCGGAGAAGGTGGAGAAGCACCTCCAGGTGGAATGCCTCCTGGAATGGGAAGAACAAGTCGAGAATTAGAAATGGATATGCCAGATGATGGCTGGCCAGGAAGTGGTCGTCCAAAAGAAGGACCTAAACACGGAAAAGACTCAAGTATAAGGGGT